TCGGGTGAATTAATGAGGAGATTTGGATTATCAATATTAGAATGCAATTCATTTGATAAAGCAGCAGCTAAATACTATGATAAAACAGGAGCTCTAAAAACAGTAGATTTAACAGGAGTTGAAATGATCGTTGGTTCTAATGAAGCTACATCAATTTTAGACAACTTTGTAATGTACAGATTAAAAGACTCTGAAAATTTTGCAGGATCAAAAGCTCAAGTTGAATATAATACAGCATTTACAGTTAATAGCCCAAAACAATTAATTGTAAAAAAAAAATCAGCCTAACCAGAAAAGCCAAAAATAGTAATTTATAATAGAGGAAGACAATGAAAAATTATGTAGATTATAATTTTTATATTAAGGAATATAAAGGAAAAATATCTGAAACAGAATTTGATAAAGTAGCGACAAGAGCAAGTTTAGAAATACGAAATACTATAATGAACAAAGATATAACTAGATATGAAGAAGAAGTACAAATGGCAACTTGCTCTGTTGTCGATATATTACATGAAATTGAAAAAATAAAACAAAGAAGATCTAAATTAATAAGTAGTGAAAAGGAAGATAAAGTAATAGCAAGTGAACAAGTTGCAGATTTATCAAAGAGCTTTGCTAATGTAACAAATATAAAAGATTTAGACAATGAAATTTTAAAACAAGAAGAACAAATAAGAAAAGAAATTGAGAAATATCTTTTTTATACAGGATTACTAAATAGGAGAGTCTATGGAAGATTTATTTGATAAAGATATAACAATTGTAAATAAGTATATTGATAAAGAAACAAAAAAAGCTAAATATAAACTAAGTTGTGTAAAAGGATTTTGGAGTTCTAATGATGGAATATCGATAAATGGTACACAATTGACTAAGCAAGACAGTTTAAATACAAAGATATTGGTGAATGATAGCAGAAATGTAATGTATCAAAGACCAGAAGAATTTGCAAAAAATCAAAAAACATGGACCTTAAAACCAGATGATTATTTGGTAAAAGGTGTTGTAGAAAATTTCACAACAATTATTGATCTATTAGAAAAATATGAGGATGTAATGAAAATAACAAATGTATCTATTAAAGATTATGGATCAGAAGATATGCAACATTTTGATATAATAGGAGCTTAACATGAAAGTAGATTATATGGTAGCCTTTAGTAGTATTCAAAAACAACAAATAATAGAAGAATACGGTCTTGAAGGAGGAAAAACACAAAAAGTTATTGATAGTTCATTTATGGGATATATGGATAAGTATATGCCTATGGACAGTGGTCAAATGATAACAAATATGTACAATTCTACAAAAGTAGGAAGTGGAGAAATAAATATAAATACACCTTATGCACATTATCAACATGAAGGAGAAAAATATGTTGACCCTAAATATAAAGTAGGAGCATTTCACGATCCTATAAGTGGAAGATATTGGAGTAGACCTAATATAAAGAAAGTTCCAAGTGGTAAAAAACTAAATTATCACGGAGGAAGTTTAAGAGGAGGCCACTTTATTGAAAGAATGTTAGCAGATCACTTTTATGATATTTTAAATTCAGGTCAGAAGGAGATAGACAAATGAGTGAAGAAAAAGCAATAATTGATAATGTAAGAGATTATATAGCTAAATGTCCATATTTAAAAGAATATGCTGAACTAAACGTTGAATATCTAATAGATAAAATAGTTACATATTCAGTCAATGAGAATGCAGGATATAATCCAGTTATTTCAAAATCTATAATTGGACTTAAAGACATGCAATTTTTATTTACTTTTGACAGTAAATTATATTGGAATGAAGATATTCAAAACAATATTGATAATTCAAAATTCTTTGAAAATTTTAGAGAATGGTTAGAAGAAAATAATAATAATAAGATATTTCCGGAAATAAATGGTGTGTATGAAATTGGAGCGACTACAAATGGTTATATATTTGCAACAAATGCGAACGAAGCTATTTATAGAATACAATGCTATTTAAAATATATAAAAAATAATTAAGTTAAGGAGGCAAAAATGAGTGACATAAAGGTACCAGAAAATATTGAAAAAATTAATAGAGAAGATTGGGTAGAGTTTTTAAATACATCTAAAGAAGGATCAAGTGAAACATGGTCTATTATTGGTGTAGGTATAACAGATAAATCAATAGAATATAATGCAGAAACCACAGAAGAAAAATGGATAATAGAAGGAAATAAGAGAAAGACGGTAGATTCATATGGTCTTTCTTCTGGAGTAGAGCAAACAGCCTATAAGGGAGATCCTGTTTTTGATTATGTTGACAATATTCGTTATAGATTGTTAAAAGGAAAAGATGCAGAAACGACATTATTAGAAATTGATAAATATAGTGCTATTGGAGAAGATTCAGCAGTGAAATATAGAGCAAGAAAATGGAAAGTTGGAATTGAAATAAGTTCTAATGGTGGAGATTCAGCAAAGGTAAATTATAATATTAATTATTTGGGAGATCCAACTTTTGGAACAGTAACATTCTCAGAAGGAACACCTACATTTGAAGAAGAAACAAAATAGCTATATTCGACACATTTCGACAATTATGTTATAATCTCTATATAGGAGGGGATTGTATGAGAAAAGAATATAAATTTAATGGAAGCACAGCAGGTACTAGTATCATTATCTTAGAAGATAACAAGATAACTATTAAGAGAAAAGGTATTTGTTCTTTAGTAAATCACGGATTAAAGGGAGAGAAAACTATTCAGATATCTTCTATTACAGGAACACAGTATAAGAAAAGTGGAATAGCTAATGGATATTTACAATTTATTATAACTGGAAGTCAAGAGACAAAAGGTGGTTTGTCATCTGCTCAAAAAGATGAAAATAGTGTTGTATGGGTTTATAAAAAATGTAATGAATATGCTGAAGAAATAATAAGATATATCGAAGAACATAATTCAATAAAGGATCCATCTAATGTAATGGTAAAAGAAGATAAATATGATAAACTTGCAAAGATAAAAAAGTTATTAGATGATGGAATATTAACACAAAAAGAATTTGAAGAAGAAAAACAAGAAATTTTGAAATAATTTTGTAAAAGCGCTTACAGAGGTGTGAGCGCTTTTTTGTTTATGAAAACCTCCAGATAGTCTGGGGAAAATTTATTTATTGATGGAGGAAATTATGGATTATATAAATCTTAAAAAAAGAAAAGAAGTTTTTAAGTTAGGAATTATTGATGAAGAAGGTCAAATCATTAAAGATGAACAAGGAAATGAAATTGTTCTAGAATTTGATTTAGGAGATATAGAATTACCTTTGAAATATAATAGATGTATTAACGAAATAAATTTAGCAAGAAGTACATTAAAAAGGCAACTAAATATTATTAGAAAAAAACAAGATCATAAAGGTAAGCAATTATTAAGTTCTAACGAAGAATTAAAAATAAAAGCAATGAAAGAATTTTATAGAGATATGGAAAAAGCAATGGATTTATTTCTTGGAGAAGGAGGTACTAAGAAATTTCTTAATGGTAAATCTCCTTACTGGGAAATGTTTGATGATCTAAGTGAAGCTATAGAACCATTTTTAGAAAAAATGAAAATTTCTGTATCAGACATGACGGCTCGAATTAAAAATAAATATAAAATTAAAGAAAGCGATATATTAATAGATGAATAAATATCCTAATTTTGTTAAAGTTAAAAATAAAAAATATAAGATTAATACTGACTTTAGAACAGCTATAAAATGTCAAGAGATTGCAACAAATAATTGTATATCGGATGAGGAAAGGGCATTGGCTATTATATATGTACTTTTTGGAAACGAAGGAATTGATGATTCAGAAAATTGGAATGAACTTTTAAAATTGGCAATAAAATACTTGAATTGTGGAAAAGAAGTTGTAAATGATAAAGAAGAATCTAATATGGAATATCAACAAGATATGAAATATATAGAACCTTCTTTTTTTTATGACTATAAAATAGATTTACCAAATACAAAAATGCATTGGTGGAAATTTTATGATTTATTGTGTGGACTTTCCGAAAAATGTATTTTAAATAGAGTTAGATTTATAAGAGATTTTGATATAAGTCAAATTAAAAATTCAAAAGAAAGGCAGAAATGGATAAAACAAAAACAAAGAGTAGCACTAAAAAAAGAAATAAGAGTCAAGAATGAAAGAGAAAAAAAATTAGACCTATTATTTGAGAAACAATTAAGAGGAGAAAAATATGGCAGTTAATGGATATTTGAAAATAAAAACTAAAATTGACAACAAAGAGATAGATAAAGGAATAGTGGAGCTAGAAAATAAGATTAAAAAATTACAAGAAGAAAATGCTACAAAAAGTAAAAAAGAAAGTTCTTTACAAGAAGAAGTAAATGAATATGAAAGATTATGTAATGAAGCAGATAAGTATAGAAATAAAATAAAAGAATTGGAACAAGATAAAAATAATTTTAAAAGTCAATTTAATGGATATATACCTGATAGTCAAATGGGAATATACAGTGAAATAAATGCTAGACTTTCGGTTACTAAACAAAAATATGCAGAAATTACAACAGAAATAGATAAACAAGCTCCTAAAATAGAAAAAGTTTATGAAAATTTAAATAAAATAAAATTAAAACAAGATGAAAACAATGAAAAGATTTCTCAATTTAAATCAAAAATAGAATCAATAAAAGCAGATAATCTACATAATTCTTTAAATACTGTAGGAAGAAATATATCTTCTCAAATATCTAAAATAGGAAAAATGGCTATGGCTGTTATAGGAATAAGAACAGCTTGGAATGCTGTTAGAAGTGCAGTTAGTATGGTAACTCAATATAATGAACAAGTAGCTAGTGATTTTGAATATATGAGATTTTGTATTGCTAATTTATTAGCACCCGCAGTACAGAGCTTAATAAGATTATTATATACATTATTAAGTTATGTAAATGCTATAACAACAGCTTGGTTTGGAATAAATTTATTTGGAAATTCTAGTGTAAAAGCATTTCAAAAAATGCAAAAAAGTGCTAGTGGAACAGCTAAATCGGCTAAAGAAATTCAAAAATCTTTACAAGGATTTGATGAAATGAATGTACTTTCTGATACAACATCAAACGATTCAGGAAGCACAGGAGGAGTGGGGGGAGCTTCAGCTCCAAGTCTGGATTTAAGTGGAATACAAGCAGAAATTCCCGAATGGATTAAATGGATTATAGATAATAAAGATTTAATTTTAAGCACTATGGCAGGAATTGCATCAGGATTATTAGCATGGAAATTAGGGTTTTCAGGGTTGAAATCTCTTGGAATTGGTTTAATAATAGGAGGAATTGTTTATGATATACAAGCGATAGCAGAATATTTGAAAGATCCTAGTTGGACTAATTTTGGAAAAATAATACAAGGAATTGGTACAGCTATAGTAGGTCTAGGAATTTTAATTGGTAATGTTCCTTTAGTAATAGCTGGAGCAATAACATTAATTATAGGAACCATAGTAAAACATTGGGAACAAATAAAATCATTTTTTCAGGGTGGTATTGATTGGTTAACAAGTCAAAGTGACTGGGTACATCAGATGTTTGGAGATACAATAGGAAATATATATGATACTTGTGTGGATGGATTGCAACAATTACTTAATTTTTTTGACAGCATTTTTACAATGATAAAAGGAATTTTCGATGGTTTTATTATGTTTATACAAGGTGTGTTTACAGGAGATTGGGAAAAAGCTTGGGAAGGAATAAAGAAGATATTCAGCAGTATATGGGAAGGAATAAAAGGTGTATTCTTTTCGGTTTGGGATTCAATAACTAGTGTTGTTGCAACAGTAGGAAGTACAGTAGGAAATATTATATCGAATGCATTTAAAGCGGTCGTAAATGCAGTATTAAGAACAATTGAAAATATATTAAATTCTCCAATTAGAGCAATAAATAGACTAATTGGAGTAATTAACAATGTACCAGGAATTAATTTAGGCACTCTAGATACATTTAATTTACCTAGACTTGCAAAAGGTGGAATTATTTCACAACCTACAATGGCTGTTGTAGGAGAAGCAGGAAAAGAAGCTGTAATGCCTTTAGAAAATAATACAGAATGGATAGATCTATTAGCAGAAAAATTAGCTAGTAGAATCGGAAATAATGGAGGTTATTATATTATTCAGTTAGACAGCAGAACAATACAAAGAGGTATAGCAAAAAGAAAACAACAATTATCCTTTGCAACTAATGGGAGGTAATATATGTTAATAGATAAAGAAAGTTTATATATAGATGATATTTGTATGGCTCCGTATTTAATAAAAGCAAAATTTGGATATCATAAAATTTGGGGATCCAAAACAGGAAGAAATATGGCAGGAATTAATTCTGGAACATTAGTTGGAATTTTTCCCAAGATAACAATGACATTTAGAAAACTAGATAATGAAGAAGTAGGAATAATTCTTTCTCTTTTTAATAAATCTGAAAACTTAGTAAGTTTTTATAATCCAGATTTAAAAAAGAAAATTGTAAATATGTCATGTTATTCAAATGATCAAGAATTTGAACAAGAAAATTTTGGAAAAATAAAAGGTTATAGTTCAGCCGTAATAGCAAATAAACCAAGGGAGTTTTATGTATGAAACAAGTAACAAATAGTTTTAAAAATAATATAAAAAAATATGGTAGACAATTAGATGCAATTATTACTTTTGGAAATACAACTATTAGTAAAGAACACATAAATAGTATTATTCCAAGTTTTAATACAACACTATTTAAAAGCGTTATGCAAGCAATAGAAATTGATAGTAACATAAAAATAGAAAAAGGCACTAAAATTAATGTGAAAGTTGGAGTAGGATTCAATAATAGTGCATATGAATATGTAGAGTATAATAACTATAAGACTCAAGATCCAAAAAAACAAGAAGATACTGAATCATACAAAATTATTGCTTACGATAGAATGATAGAGAGCATGATAGATTATGATCTACAAATAACAAAGAAAATTACAGTTAGAGAATATTTGATAAAAATATTTGAAAGATTAAATTGGTCAACAACAGGTATTCCTGATGTATTTGTTAACTCTGAAAAAAAAATAGATCCAAGTGTACATGTGGGAATAGGATATACTTTTAGAGATGTATTAGATGAGCTTGCTACAATAACAGGCTCTTTTATTTTTATTAAAAATAGTATTCCAACTTTAGCATATATAACAGATACAGAAGAAAAGATAGATGAGGAATATTTGAGTGAAGATGATGTAACGATTGGTAGTAAATATATTATAAACTCTTTAGTTTTTAGTAGAGCAGAAGAGAGTGATAATATTTATAGAAAAGATGATATTAGTATAGATGAAAATGGACTGTACGAATTTAAAATATCAGACAATCAAATTCTTAGTACAAATGATAGAGTAGACTTTATAGAGGATTTATTTAATTATTTAAAGACAATACAATTTTATATTTTTGATATAAAAAGTCCTGGCATCATGTGGTTTGAATTAGCAGATATGTTTAATATTTGTGTACATGGAGGAGAATATCCAGTTATATTATTAAACGATGAAATAACAGTAGATCAAGATTTAGAGGAAAGATTATATGCAGATGAACCATATGAGTCAGAAACAGAATATAAATATGCAGATGAAACAGATAAAAAAATAAATCAAACTTATATAATAGTAGACAAACAAAATCAAAAAATAACACAATTAGTAGAAGAAAATACAGAACAATCTAAAAAAATAGCAGAAGTAGAACAGACAGTTGATGGAATAAGTCAAAAAGTTCAAGATATAGAAGATGTAACAGAAACAACTACAGGAATAAGAAGTATAGAATTAGATAATTGTCATCCAGGTGTATTATTATCATTACACATAATCGGTAATAATACAGTGTTTGAACAACTATATCCAGCAGATGATTTATTTCCAAGTGATGATTTATTTCCGTATGGAGATAGCAGAATAATTGTAACTGATGAAGAAGGAAATAAAAAAGAATATGAATTAAATGTAACAGATGTATTAAGAGAAAAAGATGGAATATATGATGAATATGTATTAGAAAAAGAACAAGCTAAAATAATTAGAAGAATAAATAAAGATGGAACAATAAAAGAAACAGAAGAAGAGGAAAATTTAGGTACTTTAACAATAATGTTAGAGAAAGGTAAAAATACAATTGAAATAAAAAATTATGTAGCTTCTATAATAGCAAAATATGCGATACAGAATGATTACACAGATATATTTGCAACAAAAGTAGAAATGGATAGTAGCATAGAACAAAGTGCACAAGAGATAGATTTAAGTGTCAATAAAAAATTAGAAGAGTATTCTACAACTGAAGAAATGAAATCTGAAATTAAAATTACAGCTGACGAAATAAATAGTGAAGTTAGTAAGAAAGTAGGCGAAGATGAAGTTATTTCAAAAATTAATCAAAGTGCTGAACAAATTCAAATTAATGCTAATAAAATTTCTCTTGAACGGAAAGGAAATTAATCTAACAGGTGATGATATTATAATAAAAAGTAACAACTTTAATGTTAACAAAGAAGGAACAATAAATTGCACGAATGCGAATATTCAAGGGACAATTAAGGCTAATAATGGAAATATTGGGAATTTTGAAATTAATGAAAAAGGCTTTTTAACTATTACTGAATACGGACTAAGAATGACATTAAATTCAAATGGATTAATATTTATGAATGGAAATGCAATTGTAGGAAACTTTCAAGTTTTTAGTGGGAATACAGCAGTTAATTTATTAAGAGCAGACGGAGGCAGTTCTGCTTTAACAGTAGATGATATAACAGCTAGAAATTATAATAATTTATCATTAGAGAGTTACAAGAAGAATATAAGTAAATTTAAATGTAATGCTATAGAAACTATAAAAAAGGCGGATATATATACTTTTAATTATAAGAATGAAGACGATAGCCACAAAAAACATATAGGGTTTATAATAGGAAAAAATTATAGTACTCCTAAAGAAATAGTTTCTAATAACAAGAAAAGTATAGATATTTATTCTTTCATAAGTTTATGTTGTAAAGCAATACAAGAACAACAAGAAGAAATAGAAAAGCTTAAAAAGAAAATAGAGGAAATGGAGGAGAAGATTAATGGCAGTAATATTGAAAAGAATGGGGTGGACAAATAAAAAGCATCCAGCACTAAATGATCAAAATTTAAAGCAAATGGAAGATAATATAGAAGAAGCTATAAATAAATCTCTGGAAAAGAATAGTACTAAAATTACTGTTGAGGAAGAAATAGATCAGAATACAAATTATGAAGTACCTACATATGACGTAGGTACTAATTCTTTGTTTGTTTATTTTGAAGGATCTAAATTAATAAAAGATTTAAATTACATAGAAGTAGATAATACACATATTCAGTTTAAAGACTGGAATGTACCAGTAGGAAGTAATTTAGAAATAATAACAAGAAGGGAGGAAAAATAATGAGTGAACCAAAAATTTTAGAACTAGAAAAGGAAATAGAGAAAAATAGGGTTAATATGACTATTTATACAAATAAGGAGCAAAGCTATTCACACACTGGCAATAATATATATTTGCAAGAACCTATAAAATTTAATGCCAGTAGGGGAAAGTCAGGAGATAAACTAACTTTTGAAACTAATGGAATAAAGATAGGTTCGGGAATAAAACATATTAATGTTAAAGGAATTATTACATTTATACATAGTGAGAGTGATGGTAGACCCTTATATCTATATATAAGAAAAAACGGAAATATATCTTCAACTCAAATAATGTATATGCAGACAACGCAACCATATTGTATATCAATATTCAAAGATTATATGGAGGTAAAGGA